AGAGTAACAACAGTTGTTCCTACTGAAGCTGACTTGATATTGCCGAAATTTGCCATATTGCTATTATACTATACCTTCCTATGCAAGACCTAGAATAAGTGCTTCTAGGGCCGCATATTCCATTCCTGTCACTGTTGTATCATCAATTCCTGAAAGCATAAAGGATATATCTCCTGTTGATGCCCGTACATAAACCTTATCGCCTGTTACTACTGGAAATCTAAATGTTTCAAGGGAGTCGTTTCCACCTACCGCCGAATTGTAAGAAATATATACATGATTTGCAGGAACTGCATCTTGGTCTAATGGCACAACCCAAACTCTAATTGTGGCGGGATCTGAAGATTTATTAGTAGCAATAATAGATGTTAATATTGTTCTAGTTCCAGTATAAATCAAAGTATCTGTATTTGCGCTTGGATTAGATGTTGCTAGTCTAGATATTGCCATTACAAACCGTAAAATCCTCTATATTTGTTAAAAACTGTTAAACATTCTGCATCCGAAAGTCTAGCATTCCATAAGAAAAATGAAGAGATATCTCCCCAAAATTGGTCTCCAACAGCTGGATTGCTATAATTTTCTAATGAACCTCCACCATGATATCCACCAATAGCTAGTGGGCCTTTCATAAATAATGCTGCTCTTTCGTTTATACTAGTTCTTATTGTTCCAGGCGTATCATTATATGAAAAATTATAATATTGTCCAGAACTATCGGCATATCTCCATATACCCATAAACCATGTAGATGTTCCATAACCTGGAATACTTGAAACGTTATATGTATTTGAAACAAATCCGCCTGGGCTTGGTGCTGTTAAATTATTGTTATTATACATACCCATAATATCGCCATTATTTTGTATAATTACATTATGTCTTGTTGCATTTCCTACAGTGCCGTCATTCTCTCTAGTTCTTGCTAAAGTTCTCCAGTTGCTTGGTGTAGGCGTAAGAAGTCTTGTAAAAGTTATCATTGTTGCTGGCGTTGTATCTGACCAACCTGGAACATCTAACCCAGAAGCCGTTTTAGCTATTCCATAACTTCCACGAAAATTAAAGTATGGTGTTTTTGTTGCATTTGTATCTATAGAATATGCGGCTGGAACAATTTTAAAATGATTATTATTACCACTAACATCTTTCCAATCTGAAGGACTACTTGGATTATAAGATCCTCCACCAGGACCTAAAGCTAGTTGTAAGTTAGTAGTTCTTATTCCATTAATATCAAAAGGAAATGCTATTGAACCAAATTGTCCAAAACCCCTTGACGAACTAGATCCAGTAGTTTCTAATAGTGGCATTTAGCCTACCCCCTATGCGAATCTAACCTGTGAGGCTAACACTGTATATGTTGCTGATGCAGTTTTAATAATTGTAAATGTATATGAATCTATTGAAGAAGTATTTCCTGCTACTGGTGCTGTTCCACCCTGCCATTTAGGAGTTACTGATACTCCATCAACTTGAAAAGCTGTAGGATAATAAGCAGTAGACCCATTTGTTACAAGGAATGCTACTGTTGCAGATTGTCCTACTGAAAGAATTGAGTTTAGTGTTGTTGAGCTATTCCCACGGAAATTAAATGTCCAGTTTGCTGCGGCATTCGCAGTATAGTAATGAACAGCTGCTGTAGATAAATCTACGTTTACTGTTCCAGTTGCTGCCGTTGCAGAAACTGAGTTTGTTTCAAATGCTGTTGTTAGAACTGGTCTAACTAAAGATGCTCCAGTTAATGGTGCATATGTTGAAGATGCTGTAGCAGATTTTAAGTATCCCTGTCCAATTACATATGCTGTTGTAGCAATTTGTGTTGTATTTGTATCTACAGCTGCTGTAGGAGCAGCAGGAGTTCCAGTAAATGTTGGAGAAGCAATATTTGCTTTAAGTGCAACATTTGAAATTGTTTCATATGTTGAAGCAGCAGTAGAAGATGCTAATTTTGTATTTAATTGTGTCTGAATTGAAGATGTTACTCCATCAAGGTACTGTATTTCTGTATTATCTACGTTTCCAATACTTGCTGAAGTTAAAGATATAGAGTTTGCAGTAATTGCATCTGCAGTAATGTCATCAACTTGAATATCTGCATATGTTACTCCCGATTCAGAAATGTTTAATGTAGATGTTGGTTTTGTAGTAGCATCTTGAACAAATTTAACTACTGCATCTGATGCATCTCTAATAACTGCTGCAAATCTACGTTTTGCAGAAACTGTTACTGATCCAGCAGGAGAAACTGCTGTACTTGCAACGTTAGTTGCTTCTTTAGCATAGCTAAATGTATTTGTTGCTACCGCAGTAATAACATATGTTCCATTAAATGTTGAGTCAACTCCAGTTATAACTGCAATATCGCCAACTGCATATCCATGTGCTGCTGCTGTAAGTGTTGCTATGTTTGAAGTAAGTGCTTTATTTGTAATAGATTTTGTAGATGGAGAAACTGCAGTTGCATATTCTGCAACTAATCCTAGATCAACCGCATCTGTTGTATTTCCTGAACCTACGAAAATTAATGGATCGGAAACCGCAAGAGTCGATGTTTGTAGACTTGAACCTTCTCCGCCAAACGTAATGTTACCTGCAATATTTACATCACCTGTAATGCCTACACCACCAACTACAGTAAGTGCTCCTGTTGATGGAGAGGTTGAAGGTGTTGCAATTTCAATATGTACATTTTGATCTGGAGTAATAGACATTTGCTCATTATTTGAACTAAGTCCACCAGCAGCAAAAATAATTTTATTGTCTGTACCTGTTGAATCTGTTGCTAAAATTAAATTACCAGAACCAGTTGTTCCAGTTGGAGCAGACATAAAGATATATCCATCATTAGGTCCTGTAATTGTAAATGATGGATCATTAAATCCGCTAGATGTAATACCCATATCAATCCAGCCAGTTTCATCATTACCATTATTTGCATATGCTAAGAAATCCGCAGAAGCACTTGCTCCAGAAGATCCATTTGTAATGGCTGCCTGAACATATGCATTTTCTGTTTTCTTAATAACTAAAGTAGGGTTTGTTAGTGCTGCAGTATCCGCAAATGCCGCTGCGGCTGAGCCAAGATAAATATTATTTAGAACTGTAATTTCATCTACATCGTCTGGTGCAACAACTGAACCTAAAGCCTGTAGCGCTTTAGCTACATAGACTAGGTCCTGTGCTGAATAGACAGATGCTGCAAGGGATGCGGTGATCTCGCTCTTAATTCCCTCGATCTGTGTTGATAAACTTGAATAATTTGGCATTTTAGTCTCCTACGTTATTATAGCATTCTCACTGTATTAATCAAATATCCCTAGGCCTAGCTCAATATTGATAAGGCGGGTATTTAGGGAATTTGTAGTACTCGTTAAAGTACTTGATATTGAATTTGTTACAGAAAGGGTTGCCAATTGTGAGGTATCGGCAATTCCATGTACATTTGTGGTATCTAATATGTGGTCATCTATTGATGCCGACGAATCATAAATACCATTTACTGAAAATGATAAATCTGCGCTATTTCCACGAACCCATATTGAGTCCCCGTCCGAAATAGCAAATCTGTGTGTTTCAATTGCGTTGGCTGCTGGAACTGGGACATCATAAACAATATATCCATATTGTGAGGCTAGGGTTGCTCCTGAAGGAACCACCCAGACTCTTGCTGTTTGTTCTGTTGCCGCCTTGTTTGTAATAATTACTGAGCAAAGATAGGTGGCATTTGAAGCGGTAAATACAGAAGCATTTGTATTTGCTGCTGGATTAGAAATACCTAAGCGTCTAATTGCCATATTATGATCCTAACCACCAGGAATTTGTTAGGCTTCCACCTGTTCCTGATCCGCCGCCTCCGCCTGATGCTTCAAGAACCATTCTGTTATTCGTATCATCATACGTAGCAGTTAGGTTCGTATGAAAAGCGTGGGCAAAAAGCGGGGCAATAAAATCTTGTACCTGCTCTTGTGTTAAAGGAATTCCAGTTAGGCTAAGTCTTCCAGTATTGTCATCATATGCTACAGTTATATTAGAATGAGTAGCGCTGGTAAACATAAGCGCAGTTGTATCTTGAATTTTTTCATCAAGATTTAACTGTGATGCTGGTACAAATCCATCTGAACCAAGGGATGCTACTCCGTCTGGATTTCCAACATCTGCAATTGGAACATAGCCATTAATTGCATCTGTTAAAGTATTATTTAAAGAAGTAGTTGTTACAACGTCTGGTCCTGTAGAAAAATTAAGTTTTCCATTAGTGTCGTTATATTCAACTACTATATTAGTTTCAGTATTACCTGAGACCATTCCTCCAACAATATCCTGAATTGCCTCTGTATCAACAGAAGCGTTTTCAAGTGTTCTAACCCTGTAATCTAAGGAAGTGGTAACTGCTGAGTTATCTGCACCTACCTTAGCCTGTAAAGCCTCAATAGCATCATTAGCGTCAGAATGCTGTTGAGCATGGGAAGGGTTTGCAACCGAACTATTTGAAGCAGGGTTGGTGAAAGAATCCAGACTAGCTGGGAAATTTACTGCCATATGCTATATACTCCTTCCCTAATTATACCCTTAAAAAAATCTAAATACTACCACTTTTCTAGTGGACATGTGGCGTTTGGCAACTTAGTTTTCATAGCCATAATACAGCCACATTTTTTACATTGACCTGTTACTTTTAAGAAATACTCACATGACTTACATATATCCATTCTTTCTATAGCCACTGAGTCTTCTACACGACCTATATTTTTATTTAAAAGGTCCCATGGCTTGGCTGACCTATCTTCACTCATATAAATCCAAGTTTGCATTAATTACGCAACGCATAGAATTTTTTGTAGGCGGTGTAATTGCATGAAAGTGTTCTCCACTTACAATAAAAGCAGAACCTCTTTTAGGGGTTATTTTTTTCATAATAGTAAGCTCTTCTGGGCCAATTTTTTTACCAGTATACTTTTGGTCAAAAAGTACGGTGTCTCCATCTGAATCATTAATATAATACAAAAATATTAGGTGTGGTTGAGAGTCGTAGTTTTTATCTACATGTGGGTATAGATGATTACCGCTTTCAGACCATGGAGTTGCATTTAGCTTTACTCTGCCAAGCTTTTTATATTCTATCCCATGCTTTTCACATAGTTTATCTATAAGAGATTTAAAAACAATCATTGCCTGACTATTTTCTCTGATTCCAGCCGAAAAATATGGAACATCTTTAACTTTAACATCAACTACACCTGGATGATCAACATCGCTTTGTGTAGCATTTGTTCTACCTTGTGTAAATGGAAAAAATGCCCACCCTATCTCTTGGCTGAAGAAGGCTTTCTCAACATTTAAAATTTCTTCTTCAGTTAAAAAGTTATCGTCATAAAGAAACATTATCTATAACCCTCCCCGTTATGGTCGTCTGGATATTGATATGGCACAGACTCTTTATATCTATTAATTTCTGGAATATTAGATTCTATTTTATCTAGTAAGTCTTCAAAGCTTAGTGGGACCATAGTTTTTGATAGCATAAACAACTTATCTTTAACTAAGTCATGTAGTGCAACTGCATCTTTTTCATTTAAATTAACATTTAAGAAATGTATGTACAGGTCTGGAATTATATTACGATCATTAGATCTAATAATTGTAGTTTCGTATTTATTATTTATAAGCTTTATAGTTAAAAGGCCTATATAGTATTTGTTTGGAAACTCTATGAAGTTTTTTATTTGCCAGTGTCTAATTGTAGGATCGTGTGTCATTATTGCTCCAATGCATCTCTATGTCTTCTATGTTCTGTCCAAAATGTAGATATTGTATATCTAGTACCATTTAAAACTCTATTAACACCGTGTGCATGATTTATATCTCCTGGGAAGAATGCTAGCATTTTTGGCTTTACATCTATTGTTACTCCGTGTTGCGGGAAATGAATTTCTCCTCCATCAAAATCATCATTGAGATATAAAACACATCCCACCTGTCTCCAATTGTATATGTGTGGCTCTCCACCAAAATTTTCATCGTCGGCATGAGCTGGCTGAACATATCCATGTGGCCATTTAATTAGATTAAGACTATCAGCATATATCTCATCAAGACCGTAGACTTCTAGTATTTTATTTTTGATTCTTTTTCTAATATCTATAAGGAGATTAAATATCTCAACATCTTTTTCTTCACCAAACCCTAGGTCTTTTCTTACAAGGCTTGCTGCTCCTAGATATCTGTCTGCCCACTGCTTTTTTGTATCAACCTTGATGTTTCCAGCATCCCATGAATTTTTTTCATCGAGCAGCTTCTGGTACTCTACAATCTTATTATTTTCTTCATTAGATATAAAATCATGAATAACTATAATATCTTCTTTAGCCATTACTTCTCCATCTATTCAAAACACTCTCACAGAATGTATCTTTTGATCCGTACTCCCAGAATTCTAGTATACTATATCTTACCCCACTTGTCACGGCCTTTACGCCATGCATATACTCAAATGTCGACGGAAATAGAATTAACTTATTAGGCTTTGGTTCTACCTCAACATTTTGATTTGGAAACCATAAATTTCCACCAGTAAATTGATCATTTAAATAAAGCAAGGACGAGAATTTTCTATGAGAAGTTCCATTATAATTTCCATCATTATCAGTAGAGTCAGAATGTGGTGGTGCATCTGGTTGAGGAAAAGTCCTTTGAAATTGAATTTGATCTGAATGTAATTCCCCCTCAACATTAAAATGATTATTTATTTCATTTTTAGTCATATCGTGTAATTTTGAAATAACATTAAATACTTCTGTTCTTTGTATATCTATGTTAAATATATTTACAATTCTTCTATCCCATAATGGAGATTTTTGTTTTTGCCAGTCATTGCTGTTTTCTATAAAATTTTTAAGAACTGAGTAATCTTCTTGTGTTAAAAAGTTTTCGTACTGTAATATCATAGTTTACCAGCGCATTCATAACAAATGATATTGTGTGCCAGCATTCCTTTGACAAAGTAAACATCTTTTGGTTCGGTATCAATATTTATTGTTTCTACCTGTTCAAATATTTCTTCTTTAGAAATAACCTCTACTTCTTGTAGGTTTTCATCTAGGATATAGTCTCCAACATTGAGTGCTGCAACTGATATAAATTTCCAATCGCTATCTGCTGTTCTTGAAAAAATCAAATGCTCCCAGGTTATATTGATTAAATTATTAATCTTAAAGTAACTTGAGAATGAATCATACATCTTTCCAGTAACTGTAGATATTATTGGCTGAATCCTACTAATATCAGAAATTGACCAGTTATCTACATAGTTTGGATATTCTTCGTCTGGAAGAGTTGGAATATTAGCTCCAACAATTTGGTCTCCAATAGCAAGATCTTCCATCTTCTTATATGTACCATCAGCCATTAATATCTCAGTTCCAAATACAAAACATCCTCCTCCGCCACCGCTTGGTGGGTTACTATAAACAGGAGGATTACTATAAACTGGCGGATTGTCATAAACTGGAGGATTACTATAAACTGGAGGATTGTCATAAACGGGTGGGTTATCGTAAACAGGAGGATTACTATAAACTGGTGGTGGGTTATCATAAACGGGTGGGTTACTATAAACAGGAGGATTACTATAAACTGGTGGTGGGTTATCATAAACTGGCGGGTTACTATAAACAGGCGGGTTACTATAAACTGGTGGATTATTATAAGGTGCTACATAAGTATAATATACAAATGGAACATTTTCTCCATACAAAAGGGTGCTGTCTGCAGTTACAGCTTGACTTGCAATTTTTGCATCATCAGAAGAAGTTGAAGTATTTGTAGAAGACTCAGAATATGAAAATCCACGAGCAGTAAGTTCTGCTTGTGCCTGAGATCTAGTTAATCCAGATAAATTTGGAACCTGTCTTTTCCGTCTGCCATGTCTGCCAAAGAATCTAGCCATATCATGCGCTCAAATCGCCCATTAAAACCCATGAGTTAAGAGCTCTTTTAACTAATGTGGCGGAACTCCATTGTGTTCTTAATTTTAGCCCTGGTGTGGCATTAACTGTAAATCCATTACCAGCAATTGTAACTTGTGACGATCCTGTTTGAAGAATATTGCATGTAAATCCTACTGAGAATGAAGCAGAGTCTGTAATAGTTAGTGTTCCTCCGCCAGACATTTCAATCATTTTATCTAAATCTGTTATTGCAAGCGTGTAGGATGATGATTGTGCATTTATTGTTATAATTTGATTAGATTTTGCATCTAATGCTGTTTGTGCAGCTGTAGATATAGGTTTATTTGCATCTGTTGTATTATCAACATTTCCAAGTCCGACCATTGACTTACTAATTCCACTTACAGTACCTGTAAATGTTGGAGAAGCGATTGGTGCATATGTTGAAGATGCATTAGTCTGTGTTAAATATGTTGAAGATGCATTAGTCTGTGTTAAATATGTTGAAGATGCATTAGTCTGTGTTAAATATGTTGAAGCGGCTGTAGTAGAATTTAATTTATTGCCTAATGCTGTTGATATAGTTGTAGCATAATTAGCATCATTACCCAATGCTGCTGCTAATTCATTAAGAGTGTTTAAGGTTGTTGGAGCAGAATCAACAAGATTTGATATTGCTGTTCCAACATATGTTTCAGTTGCATATCCAGTTAAACTAGGAATAGTGGGTTTGTTTGTAAGATCATTATATGAACCACTAAATAGTGTTGGTTTATTTGTTAAATCATTATATGATCCACTAAAAAGTTCAGAATCTCTTGCAATTGTTGACGGGATATAGGCATCTGGAATTAAAGAATTTTGATCAAGAGGTGCGACACCGTCTGGATTTCCTACATCAGCAACTGCAACATATCCTGTAGACGGATTTGTTAAAGTATTATTTAGACTTGTTGTTGTTACTACATCTGGACCAGTTGCTAAACTTATTGAATTTAAATTATCATTATATGTAACCGTTATATTTGAATGTATTCCATTTGATAATGCTGTTGATATTGCATCTTGTGCTAATTCACTTACCTGTGTAGATGTTAAAGTAAGTCCAGAAAGAGAATTCCATAAAGAAGTTCCGTTTCCAACTTTAAGAATATTATTTGATGTATCTAATCCAAGTTCGCCTGCTAGTAGGGCGGTGGTAGAAGCAGTCCATTGTGCTGACGTTCCACGTTTAATTAATATCTTTGGCATTAAGGAGTACCACCATCAATTATTCCTGGACTTGGAACAGTTGTTGCTTCAACAGAATATACTGCACCATCATATGTATGAACATGTTCTAGTAATCCTGTTATTGCTCCTCCAACTGGATTCCAAGATGTTCCGTCAAAATATCTTAATTCATCGTTTGATGTATTATAATATATATCGCCAACTCTACCAGCTGAAGGATCTGCGTCAAGCGCTACTGCATGTAAAGGGACTAATCTTTTTACAGACATTTATTCCCCCTTTTATCCTACGATAACTACTCTGTATTGACCCGTTGTTGGAGCTACTGAGAAACCGATGGTTGCTACTGAGCTTGAAGTTAATGTTACATCTGCTTCAACCAAATTATTTGTTGAAACTTCAAATACTTGCACATTTACATATTGATTACCTAAATTGTGTGTTACTGCAATTGAAGTTGATGAGCCATTTCCAATTGTAGTTGTATATTTACGAGCTACTACTGCTGCATCAACCTGAATATTATTAGCATTTACGGTGATACCATTTCCGCCAACAACATCAAATGTTGTACCAGTTTGAGTCATACCAGCGCCAGCTGTATATGCTCCTGCTCCAGAGAACTGTACCCATTGCTGATTAGCAAATGTTGTTATATAGTGGTTAGACTGTACCCATGAAGTTGTACCGTATACAGTACCCTCCATTACGAATACTGCTACACCAACAAGTTCTGCTGCTGTGTCTGCATCTGTTGGACGAACAAGGGCGTATGTTCCAGCTGATGGAACTGTATACTCGTAGATACCATTTTCAGTATCTGTTGTTTGTCCCTTAAGAAGAATTCTGTATCCAGCGTCTACATCTGTAAGAGCATCGTGTGAATCAATTACAAGAGTTCCTGAATTACCAGTTAATGCAATATTTGATGCTGCAAGAAGATGTACGGCTGTCTTCCAGTCAAGTCCTGAGACTGCTGCATCTACATATCGTCTGTTAGCTGCATCTTGTGGATAAATTGGATCTGCCAAGTTTGTAATGTATACGTTATTAGCATTAACATTTTGACTGAATCCTTTAATGTCAACGTGACCATTTGTTACTGCAAATGTTCCGCTTTCAAATGATGCGACACCCTTGTTGGATGAAGTTGCATCTTCTGCAGATACTGTAATAGTATTATTTGTTACTGCAACATCAATACCTTCTCCGCCTGATACTGTTAATGTATCTGAAAGTAGATTTACTGTATCTGTTCCAGTGTCTCCAGCAATTGATAGTGTTGTTGCAACATTTACTGTACCTGCTGCTGTTAATTGACCTTGAGCATTAACTGTAAATGTAGGAATCTGTGTTGTAGATCCATATGAACCAGCTGTAACGCCAGTATTTGTAATAGAAATTGTTTCAGTACCAGCTGGATCACCGTATGTAGCTGTAATACCTGTTCCGCCAACGATTGTTGAACCAATAACATCTTGAATAACTTCTGTTGAACCAGACATTGGCATCCATGGACCATTTGGTGATGATAGTCCATTGTAATAGTACATTACATTGTCTGTTGTGTTGTAATAAATCTGTCCAACTACTGGACTAGACGGAGCATTTGTTAGCCCCTGAATTCTGGCATTCTGAAGTTCATTCTTATTCAGATTAATGTCAGTTACAAATAATCTTGCCATTTTCTAATCTCCCTTAAGACAGATATGCTGTCCCACCGAATGGTTGAGCCATTGTCAGTGTAATTTTATTAATACTATTATAGTCTATTCCAGTTTCTAATATGTCCCCAGCGCTGTTCTTGACAGTAACATTTGGGTTATATCCCATATTATGAGCTATTTCAACATACCAATATGATCCAGCATTTTGAACTTGAGCAATTGAGAATGAATAAGTCAAAGTGCTGGTACTTAATAGATAATTTGTAGCTCCAGACCATGAAACATCTGTTGGCTTTGGACCATAGAATCTAGTTGTTGACTTATCGTAATAAAAGTCTCCTTCAAAGCCAAGGTTTTCTGCTGGAACACCGTTTCCATTGAGGATAGTTTTACCTCTAGGACCTTGTGGGCCAGGGGCATTAACGTATACTTTATTTACTTGCTCTGTTACTACTACTGTTGGATTACTATTATTATTTATCGTTGGCATTAGATTGTTACCGATCTGCTCAATGTTATGAATCCTTCAAGTATTTTGGTTTTATTCAAATTACTATCTGTAAGCATAAGATCATATGAGGACTTTGGATAGAATAGTTTATTAGTTTGTGTTGGAGTCATCTTAATGGTTAATTTACCATTTGGCTCATCTATGTTGATTCCACCCGCTGGTGATGTTAAGGTAAAGGCTAGTTTACTGCCGCCCTTAGTATCACGAACCTGCATTTTTGCGGAACAGTCTGTAAGATCGATTGGATCGCCATCGTTGTCTTTATATTCGATGGTAAATGTGAAGGTAGTGTTTTGATCCACTTCCCAATTTTTTTGTCCTGCCATTTGCTAAAATCTCCTAAAATAGGAAAACTCCTATGCCCATTTTAGCATAGGAGTCGTCCTAACTACTTATTAAATTAATACTTCTTTGTAAATCCAAAAGCAGTTTCGTTTGGATTTAAAGCCTTGAGGATAACTGGCAAGCATGCTGCAATACCACCCTTAATCAAGTCTCCTGGGTCTGTATTACCAGTCATATATAGAGCGATGGCTGCACCAAGAAAATGGCGACCATAACTTGCTAACGCTGCTAGAATTTTCTCCTGCATTGTTACCTTTCCATCATTATTTAGATCTTCTTTTGTCATAAGATCCTCCTATTTCTGGGCCGTGTGCCCAGGAATTTTGGGTATTATCCCAATTCTTATTATATACCTATTAAGCGGAAATGTCTACAATCTCACAATTTCCGTCTGATGTACAGGCCAAAGTTTGTGTACCGCTTGTTCCATCTTCCGTTTCATAAAAAGATAAATCTTCCCAGCGAATTGAAAACGGCATCTTAGCAAGAAGTTCTAGATATTCTGTTTCAGTTACTTCCTGATAGGGAGCTTGCTTATATGAGTGATCTGAATGCGGCAGGAATGAAATTCCAGACACTTCATCAAAATGCTTGTATACCCATGCTCCAACTTCCATCCATTCATCTTCCTTAACAGAAACTGTAATTGATGGTTTATGCTCACACCATGCACGTTGATAAACCAACCATGTATTT